GATTTCATCGGATACGACGAATGGACAGGAACCGGAGTCAGTGCGGAGAAGTTCGCCAAGGAACTGTCCGCAATCACGGCTCCGGTTATTCGCCTGCGGATCAATTCGCCGGGTGGCTCCGTCTTTGACGGTCGCGCCATCCATGCGGCTCTTAGGGCGCATCCGTCAAAGGTTGTGGCCTCGATTGAAGGCGTAGCGGCGTCTGCGGCGACCTTCATCGCTATGGGCGCTGACACGGTGGAAATGGCAGCGGGGTCGCTGTTCATGATCCACAACGCATGGACGTTCGCCATGGGCAATTCGGAAGAGTTCCTGTCAACGGCGGCGCTCCTGGAAAAGATCGACTCCACGCTGGTCGCTGATTACGTCGCTAAGACCGGCGCGACCGAAGAGCAGGTTAAGGCGTGGATGGCTGCGGAGACATGGTTTACCGCCGAAGAGGCGCTGGCTGCGGGCTTCGTGGACTCGATCACGACCACTGACCCCGTGCAGGCGTCGTGGGATTTGTCTGGCTATGAGAAAGCCCCGGCGCAGCAGGCGAAGGCCGAAGAGCCGGTAGCTAACGACGAAAACGATATTGCGTGGGCTGAGGCAGCACGAAGGCTGCGGCTCATGGAATGCACTTCCGCCTAGCGGCGCTCCCGCAAAGCAGAACGACCGGCCCGCCTTGTGCGGGCCTTTTTATTTCCAACGGAGATTGAAAGCATGTCGAAGATTTACGAACTGCGGGAGCATCGGGCCTCCCTGACGAAGGAGGCCCGTGCGCTCCTCGACAACAACCCCGGCACGATGTGGTCGAAGGAACATCAGGCCAAGTATGACGGCCTGATGGACTCCATCGGCTCCCTCGACAGCCAGATCGGCAACCATGAGCGTCAGGCCAAGGCGGAAGCCGAAGCCAAGTTCGAGGACGCGGCGGTCGAGTCCGTCTCTGCCAAGGCTTCGTCCGGCAGCCGTGCGCTGTTCGCGTCGTGGCTGCGCGGCGGTGATCGCGCCCTGTCGGCGCAGCAGTGGCAGGAAATCCGCGCCACGATGTCCACCGGCACGGGTTCGCAGGGCGGCTATTCGGTCCAGTCCGATATCGCGGCGGAACTGATCGACGCCCTGAAGTATTACGGCGGCGTCCGCTCGGTGGCCGACGTGATCCGCACGGAGAAGGGCAATGCCCTTAGCTATCCGGGTTCGGATGGCACCTCGGAGACGGGCGAACTGATCGGGGAGAACACGACGGCCACGGCCGCCGATCCGTCGTTTACGACGGTTGCGCTGAACGCCTACAAGTATTCGTCGAAGATCGTTGCGGTTCCGTTCGAACTGCTTCAGGACTCGTCCATTGACGTGGAAGCCTTCGTGCGCCGCCGTCTGGCTGATCGCCTCGGTCGCATCACGAACTCGCACTTCACGACTGGCACGGGTTCGAGCCAGCCGAATGGTGTGGCGACTGCTGCCACGACGGGCAAGACCGGCACGACGGGGCAGACCACCTCGATCATCTTCGATGACCTCATCGACCTGATCGCCTCGGTTAACTACTCGTACCGTCAGGGCTCGAACTGCGCGTTTATGACCTCGGACGCGAACCTCGCCAAGATTCGGAAGCTGAAGGACAGCCAGCAGCGCCCGATCTTCATTCCGGGTTGGGATGGCCTCGGAAAGCCGATGCCGGACACGATCCTGGGATACCGCGTCGTCATCAATGATGACATTGCGGCGATGGCGGCTAGCGCGAAGTCGGTCCTCTTTGGTGACTTCAGCTACTACAAGGTCCGCGATGCCATGGACGTGACGATGTTCCGCTTCGAGGACAGCGCCTACGCGAAGCTGGGCCAGGTGGCCTTCCTCGCGTGGATGCGTTCGGGCGGCAACCTCGTCGATACGACGGCGGTTAAGGCTTACGCCAACAGCGCGACCTAAGCGCAAGGGAAGGGGGCCGGGTAACACCGGCCCCTCCCAGAGGATCACATGGCACTGAAGAAAGGCCGAGTTTTGACCGGCACCTATATCGAAGGCGTCCGCTACGAATGCGACGACGTTGTTCAGATCGAGGCGGCGCTGGCGAAGACGCTGGCCGATGTCCTCGACACCTCTCCCGCTGCCGTTGACCACGCCGAAAAGGCGCTGGGCAAGGCGGCAAAACTTCATAAGGGCAAGTAATGGCTAGCCTTACGATCATCACGCAGCCGACCTTCGAGCCGATCACGCTGGAAGAGGCGAGGGCGCATCTTCGGGTCACCTCGTCGGATGATGACGCGCTGATCGTTGGGTACATGCTCGCTGCTCGGCAGCACGTCGAGGACTATCTGGGGCGCTCTCTCATTACGCGCACCCTCGAAGTTACGATTGACGACGGATTGCCGTGCGAAATTGAACTTCCGCGCCCTCCGCTGGCCTCTGTCACGTTTGTCACCTACGTCGATACCGCAGGAGCCACGCAGACTCTTTCTGCGGGGCTTTATCAGGTAGTCACTGGAATGGTGGGCGGGAAGATTGTCCCAGCCTACGGGGCGTCCTGGCCCTCTACGCGCTGCCAGTCGGATGCCGTCACGGTGCGATATGTGGCTGGGTACGGGGCCAATTCGACATCCGTGCCTGACGCGATTCGCATGGCGATCCTGCTGCTGGTCGGCCACTTCTACGCAAATCGTGAAGCGGCAATGGTCGGCGTCAGTGTCTCCGAACTCCCGTTCGCGGTAGAGGCGCTGCTTAACCCGTACCGGGCGTACTTCTAATGCGAGCCGGCGCACTCGACAGGCGGGCAGAACTTCGCCGTAGGCTGCTGACCCGTGACGACACGACTGGCGAAGAGGCCGTTACTTATGTGACCTATGCGACGGTATGGGCGTCTAAGCGGGACATCCGTGGCCGGGAGTTTTTCGCGGCGCAGCAGATCAATGCTGAAACGACGACGATCTGGCAGATCCGCTACCTCTCGGATGTGGTGTACACGGATCGGCTGGTCTGCGAGGGCGTGACCTACAACATCATCGGCATTGCCGAAATCGGCCGGCGCGTCGGGCTTGAAATTCAGGCCACGGCGGTGCGCCCGTGATTCAGGCCCGGGTCGAGGGCCTGACGGAGCTGAAGGATCTGCTCGAGCGAAAGCTGCCGGAGCATATCCAGGGCAAAGCCATGCAGGGCGCGCTCGCGCAGGCGGCGAAGCCGATTGTGACGGAGGCTCGCAAGAACGCCCCGGTCAAGACCGGGATCCTTCGCCGGGCGATTTACTCGCTGAAGGCACGGGAAAGCACCCGCCAGAAGGCCATTCGGCTCATCACCGTGCGCGCCGGGAAGCGCCAGGGGAAGCGGGATGCCTACTACTGGAAGTGGATCGAGTTCGGGCGTGGCGCGTCCACGGCGAAGAAGGGTTCGTTAGGTACGCCGGAGCGCGGGTTCTTCGGCAAAACCGTGAAGGCAACCCTGGCGCAGCCCTTCCTGCGACCCGCTTTCGAGTCTCAAAAGATGAGGGCAATTGATGTCTTCAAGGCCACGATGGTCAGTGAGATCGAGAAAGTGTCCGCGAAGTACGGCAAAAGCCTGCGCCGCAGGATCAATCGAAAGGTGTTCGGCGCATGAGCATTGAAACCGTGCTCGCGGTCCTGAAGGCCGATGCCTCCGTGACCGCCATTGTAGGCACTGGCACGTCTGCCCGAATTTCACCCCTCATCAAGTCGCAGAACATCACGCTGCCCGCCGTCACGCTGCAGCGGACTTCGACGACGCCGACCAACTCGCTCGGCAGCATTCCGCACACCGGCCTCGACCAGACGCGCGTGCAAGTGGATTGCTGGGCGGATTCCTACGCAGGAGCAAGGGCCCTGTCCGCCACCTGCCGGGCTGCATTGCAGACCGCGGGGCATCCATGTGTGGGCGAGTTCGACGCCTACGACCCAGAGACAGACCCTGGCGTGTATCGACTGACGCTCGATTTCTCCGTCTGGTCCTGACCAGGACTTAACGGCTTCTACCCGACCCGCCTTGCGCGGGTTTTTTCATTTCAGGAGTTCGAAACATGGCTATCAAGAGTCAGGGCACCGTATTGCGGATTGAGACGGCCCGCGCAGCGACGAAGGTTATCAGCGGTCTGACGAACGCAAACCCGGGCGTTGTGTCGGCTGCCTCGAACGGCTACGCGAACGGCGACATCATCTACATCGACAATGTCGGCGGCATGACGGGCGTCAACAAGCGCGCCTTCGTCGCTGACACGGTGGCGGCTGGTACGTTCAACCTCAAGGGCGTGAACACGACGGACACGTCGGTGTATGCGGCCTATACCTCTGGCGGCGACTCCTACAAGATCACTTCGACGGCCGTTGCCGAAGTCTCTGGCATCGACGGTTTCGACGGTCAGGCCAACGAATTTGACGTCACCAACCTGTCGAGCATCGGCAAGGAGTATCTGCTCGGCCTACAGGACTTCGGCACGGTCAGCTTCGATGTGTTCCTCAAGAACACCGACACCGGTCAGGCCGCTCTTCGCACGGCGAAGGAGTCCGGGGCGCCGAAGGTCTTCACGATCACTGACTCTGCGGGTCAGGTGATGGCGTTCTTGGCCTACGTGAAGGCATTTACTGTGTCGGCCACCGCCGATGACGCGGTGAAGGGCAAGGTCACGCTGCGCATCACTGGCGCACCGTCGTGGTTCGCCTGATGCGCCTTTCGAAAGAAGCACTGCTCGCGGGTTGCCCCCGCGAGTTCGCCGAGGTGGACATCGGCGTCGGCACGGTCAGGGTTCGGACGCTGTCGGCCGGCGAGCAGTTGGCGCTTGAGCAGGCCCTGCGCAAGCTCCACGAGTCGAATGACCTGCAGGCGGTCATGGTCCAGCAGCTGGCGGCCTATGTCGCCGACGACGACGGCGGGCCGCTTCTTACGGTTGAAGAGGCCGTCCGAATGATGGCCCTCAGCCCGCAGGCGATCACCAAAATCGTCTCTGCCGCGCAGGACCTCAACCGCTGGACCGACTCTGAGCGTGAGGCCGTCCGGGGAAACTGATAGCCCAACCCGGGCGGCGCCTGCTGTTCACGGTCGCCCGAGAGTTGGGGATGTTGGTCGCCGACCTCGAGCGGCGGATGTCTGCGCGTGAACTCCTCGAATGGTCCGAATTCCTTTCGCTGTCCGATGAGGACTTTAGGAAGGGCGTGTCGGTGGACGACCAGGTAAAGAACGTCTTCAGGAGCATGTGTGCCTAGTCTCGGATCACTCGTCATTGAACTGGCCGCGAACACGGCTAGCCTGCAGTCCGACATGGGGCGGGCCGTTCGCATCGCGGAAGGCGCTGTGGGCCGGATTACGTCAGTTTTCGGCGCGCTGTCCGGGATTGGAGCAGGAGCGGGCATATCGGCGCTGGCTGCCAGCGCAATTGAGGTTGGCGACAACCTCAACAAGGCGGCTATCAAAGCCGGCGTGAGCGGCAGGACGATGTCGGAGCTGGCCTACGTCGCCAAAATGGCCGACGTGGACTTGCAGAGCCTGTCCACGGGCCTGAAGTTCATGCAGAAGAACCTGTCCGAGGCGGGCTCCGGTTCGCAGGCCGCTGCGAATGACCTTGCTGCGCTGGGCCTTTCCGTCGCCCAGCTGAAAGCACTCTCCCCAGATCAGCAGTTTGAGCTTCTGGCGGACCGCATCAATGCGATGACGGATCCGGCAGACAAGGCCCGGGCTGCGGTGGCTCTCTTCGGCAAGGCCGGCGCAGACCTGCTGCCGCTGTTCTCGCAGGGCGCTGACGGAATCCGCAAGGCGCGCGAGGAAGCACAGCGGCTCGGCATCGCCCTGTCGAACGACCAGATCGCGAAACTGGCGGAAGCCGACGATGCGATCAAGCGCATGAAGGCCTCGTGGGAGGCGCTATCGACGCAGATGGTCGCCACCGTCGCCCCGGCGATCACGCTCGTGCTGGACAAGATAACGAGCAAAGACGACCTGGCGCTCGCGCGTGCACAGCTTGAGAGCCTGCAGAACGGCTACGACGAGCTGGCGAAATCTGCACTGCGGGCCAAGATCGCGCGGCTCGAGGCTGAGCAGCAGAAGTCGATGTTCGCATCCGCCTCGTCTGCGTTCGCCAAGACCATGGCGCCGGGAAGTAGCGCGGCGCCTGGATACGGCGAGGACGCTGCAGCGGCCAAGAAGGCGGCGGACGAAAAGCAGCGGATACGCGATGCGCAACTTAGGGCGGATGTCGAGTACGCCAACGCATCCTCCGCCCACCGCAAGCGTCAGAACCAGCAGTCCCTGTCCGCGATGTACAAGGACTGGGACGAGTACTTCAAGGGCCAGGAGAATCTGAGCCGCAACGCCATCGAGCTGGACAATGCGAACCTTGCCGTCCGCAGGGCCAACACGCAGGCCGGCCTTCAGGCGATGTATTCAGACTGGGACGCCTTCTATCAGCACCAGAAGCAGGCCCAGGAGGGCATTTCGCTCTTCGCGGAACAGGCCGCGCGCAACATGCAGTCGGCGTTCGCGGACTTCCTCTTTGATCCCTTCAAGAACGGCCTCAAGGGCATGCTGACCGGGTTCCTGCAGACCATCCAGCGGATGGTCGCGGATGTCGCTGCAGCCAGCATCCTCAAGTCGATCTTCGGTGCTGGCGAGAGTGGCAAGGGGAACGGTCTCGGTGCTGCCATCGGCGGCTTCTTCAGCGGGCTGGGCTTCGCCGATGGTGGATCCCCGCCGGTGGGCAAGGCATCGCTGGTCGGCGAGCGTGGGCCGGAACTCTTCGTCCCGCGATCGGCCGGGACGATCATCCCGAATGGTGGCCTTGGCGGAAGCGTGTCCATCTCGCCGGTCTACAACATCGATGCGCGAGGCGCGACGGTCGACCTGATCCAGTCGCTGCCGGCAATCCTCGAGGCCAATACCAGACGCGCAGTGGAACTGGCGCGCGGCGCGATCCGCGATGACCTGTCGCGCGGCGCGTTCAGGAGGATATGATGTCCGAGTTCTACTGGCCGCAGGACATCATTCCCTCGTCGCAGACGTGGCGGGTCATTGATGCGTCCGGGGCCTTCACCTCGCCGCTCACGGGGGCGACGCGGACCGTTTCACGCCCTGGCACGCGCGTGGGTTGTTCGATCACCGTCTCGAACCTCACCGGTTCGCAGCGCCATCGGCTCATGGGGGTGCTTTCGGCATTGAACGGCCGGTCGCACCGGATCTGGATCCCTGATTTCTCGACCTCGATCCGGGGTTCGTTCCCGACGGGCGAGGCGTTGTCGAATTCTTCGTTCCCGAACACCTCTGGCTGGTCAAGCAGCGCCGCGGAGCTGTCGCTTTATGCGGACTCTGGCCGGCTGAGGCTTTCGCGCTCCGGAACGGTGGCAGATCGGTACGCCTATTCGCAGGTCTCGACGACTTCGGGCGCGAAGTACCTTTTCCGTGCTGGCCTGCTGGCCGGCTATGGGTCGATGAACTACGCACTGCAGCTCGGGACCACTGCAGGCGGCGCCGAGCTTTCGAACACCCCCGCCTATACCGCGAACGGGTATCGGTACACCGTGGCGACCGCATCCGGTGCGTCGGCCTATGCCTCCGTGCGCGACTACGCCTCAGGCCGGTCGGCGGACAATTTCCAGATCGTCGACACGCCGTCGGTTTCTCGCTGCGCCACCGTCAATGGCGCGTCCCAGACGGGAAGCGGCCTGTGGGTATCTGGCCTGCCTGCCAGCACGACCGGCCTGCTGGTCGCGGGGGACATGGTGGCCGTCTACACGTCCACCTGGGAGATCAAGCGCGTGACCGCTGATCTCAATTCGAACGGCAGCGGAAACGGGTACCTCGTCTTCGAGCCGGCGCTCAGAAGCTCGCCTGCGGCTGGCGCACCGATCGCCATCTGGCGCCCGACGGCGAAATTCATGCTTGCCGGCAATGAGCTGTCTTGGGAGACGGTGCCCGGAAGGTTCACCGGGGTTCACGGTGGATTTCATGGAAGACGTGACCTAACCCAATTTCAAAACGACCCAGAAGCCCGCCTCGTGCGGGCTTTCTTGTTTCTGGAGTCCCATGACGCGCTTTGCATCAACCGCGAACCAGTCGGAAGCGGCTAATTCCGCCATCCGCCTCTTCATCGCCTGCGACCTCGATTTCATCTCGGGGCACGTCCGCGCCCACGACGGCCTCGGCACGATCAATTTCGGCGGGTTCGACTATCTCGGGGTCGGCAGCTTCGGCGGCATTGAGATTGCCGAAGAGTCGATTTCAGTGATCGCAAAGCCAGTCACCATCTCACTCTCTGGCGTAGATCCGGCGCTCGTCGCAACTGCCGTGACTGAGGCATATCAAGGCCGATCCGCCACGATATATCTCGGGATGATTAACGCGCAGACAAACGCGCTCATCGACACGCCCGAAACCCTCTGGGAAGGGCGCATGGACGTGATGACGGTAAGCCTCGGTCCTGAGACTGGCTCCATAAAGCTCAATTGTGAGCATCGACTGCGCCGCGAGCCACGGATCGCCCGATACACCGACGCGGACCAGCAGATCGCGCATCCGGGTGACAACTTCTTCAACCTCATCGGGAAAATCCCCGGCTTCAAGGGCACTTGGGGGACGGAGGGCGTCGCAAACGACGGCGGCGGAAGTCAGTCGCCTACCAGCAACTGGCAGAACTGGAATGGTGGCTATCGATGGTAAGGCGTCACGATTGGGCGGCGCTGATGTTCGAGACATCGATGGCGCATCAGGACTGTGATTTCGCGTGGGGCGTCAACGACTGCTGCCTCTTTGTCGCCCGAGTCATCGACGCCATGACGGACTCGGACCTAGAGGCGCAGATCCTTTCCCGCTACTCCGATCACGCCTCCGCGCTCGCGTTTATTGCCGAGCACGGCTCCCTCGAGTCTGCCGTGTCGCACTACCTCGGGACCGCTGTGCAAGGCAGCCCGATGCGGGGCGATGCAGTGTTGATCGACGGTGGCGAGGACTTTGCCATCGGTGTCTGTCTCGGTGGCGTGATCGCCGGCATGGGTCCGAACGGCCTGCGCCAGCTTCCGATGTCCGAAGTAATCAAGGTCTGGCCGGTATGAGCAAGGTCGTCAAGGGATTGGTTATCGCGGCGGCCATCACGCTAGCGATTCCATTTGCCGCAGTTGTTGCCCCGGGTCTGCTGACGGCGGGATTCGTTTCGACCGTAAACGCGCTTGCCCTTGGCGCTTTCGTTTCCGGCATCACTGCGCAGCTTGCTGGCGGGGCCGGTGGTGCGACAGTCCAGCGGCCATCTGCATCGGTCGAATACAGCGGGACGGTCGAACCGCGAAGAATCATCTACGGCAAGATCAAGGCCGCTGGGATGAACGCCATCCCCCCCGTCACGTCTGGAATCGACAATGGGAACCTGCACCAGGTCTCGGTCATTGCCGGCCATGAAGTCAACGCAATCACCGATGTCTATTTCAATCAGGAACTGATCCCGTCTGCGTCCATCGGCGCAGTTACTGGGTCTTTCTCGGACGGCCTTGTTTCGACTGGAACCTTTGCTTCGAAGGCAAACATCCGTCGTTACCTCGGCACATCCACCCAAACGGCGGATTACATCCTCGACAACGAACTCGCGATATGGACGACGAGTCACATGGGGCGCGGCGTTGCCTACATCGCGACTCGGTTCCTGTTAGACGCGACGGTTTACAAGGCCGGGAAGCCCGACGTCACTGCGATGGTCGAAGGCAAGAAGGTCTACGACCCGCGCCTTGACTCGACCAATGGCGGGGTTGGCTCTCAGCGTGTCGCGGACCCTACGACATGGACGTTCAGCAACAACCCGGCGCTGTGCCTCGCAGACTATATCATCGATGGATCACTGGGAGTCGGCGAGGATTCCGCGCGGGTTGATTGGGCGCTCGTCATTACTGCCGCAAACATCTGCGACGAATTGGTAACGGTTCCGAATGGTTTCGGTGGAAGCCTCACGCAGAAGCGGTACACGTCGAATGTCGCGCTGTACGCTGCGTCCGCGTACGAAGACAACATTTCAGTTCTCGTCGGCGCGATGCTTGGCTCCTGCCTGTATTCTGGCGGGAAGTGGCGCATCAAGGCTGGTGCGTGGGAATCCGCAACGTTCTCGATCGGCGACGCCAACGTCATCGGAAACGGCATCGAGGTATCTACCGCATACCCATACAAAGACCGGTACAACGGAATCCGTGGGTCGTTCATCGACCCGAGCAACAACTGGCAGGCCAGCGAGTTCCCGGCGACTGCGAGCGCGACATTCGCGTCTGCGGATGGCGAAACCGTCTTCAAGGACGTCAGACTTGATGCCTGCACAGACGTCCATGAAGCGCAGCGCATGGCGATCCTGCTCACGCGCAAGAGCCGCAACGGGATGCTGGTTAGCGTCTCCTGCGATATGTCGCTGTTCAAGGTGCGTCCAGGCGAAACCGGAGTCTGCAGCATCACTGAACTGGGCTGGTCTTCGCAGCTTGTGCGGTGTGAGGGGTGGAAATTCAATCCTGCGGGCTTCGTGGAGCTTGTGCTGCGTGAAGAAAATGCAGCGGATTGGAATGATCCGGTTCTGACCGACTACACGACCCCGCTGAACATCTCCAACCCGACGCCGGTGTCTTTCCGCCCGGACCCGCCGTCTGGGCTGGTGGTAACGCCCACGACTAATGCCATTTACCTGACATGGGTGGCGCCGGCGAACATGCCGTACTCCGCCCAGTACGAGGTCTGGGAGTACACCGCCTCCACGCCCTTCTCGTCGGCCACGAAGGTCTGGTCAGGTACGACCACGACGTGCACCCTGCCGAAGACGGACAACGTCACCCGTTACTATTGGGTTCTGGTTCGCATGCCGGATGGCACTGCGTCCGACACTTATCCCTCGTCGGCCGGATCTGGCGGCAGCGCCGGATCGATCTTCTATGGATACCTGACGCTTCCGGCGATCACGCTGGCGGCCGACAGCGCGGGCGTGGTCGCGAGCTACGCTGCGGCCACCGGCACGTACAAGACTTACAGCAGCGGGGTCGATGTCACGATCGGTAGCGGCGTGGTATACGCCCTTGTCTCGAGCACGGGCTGCACGGCCACGATTGACGCCAGCACTGGGGTCTACTCCGTATCTGCGATGTCCACGGACAACGCGACTGCCGTTTTCAGCGCAACCTACAATTCGGTCACGATCCAGACAACGTTCGCGCTGTCGAAGGGGCGGGCCGGCGCGTCTGGCGCATCCGCCCCGACCGCATACCTGACCGTTCCTTCCGTGACGCTGTTCAGCTACACGAACGGCAGCATTCAGTCCTACTCGGCGGCCACTGGTAGCGTGAAGGTGTTCTCGGGCGGCGCAGACGTGACCGCTTCCTCGACATTCGCCGTGGCTGCACAGACCGCCTGCACCGGCACGGTAAACGCCTCCGGCGTCTACAGCGTCACCAACGTGACGGCAGACAATGCCGAGCTTCGGATCAACGCGACCTACGGCGGCGTTACCATGACGCTGGTGTTCGCAATTTCCGTCGTGAAGGTCGGCTATGAAATCGTCAGTGCATTACCAAGCACGAACCTTTTCGAAGGACGCCTTGTATACCTGACGACCGACAACAAGCTGTACAGGTACGATGGCGCGGCATGGACCAAGGCAGTTGACGGCGCGGACATTCAGGCGAACTCGATCCTGACGAACTCCATCGGGGCGGGGCAGATCACTGTCGCCCTGCTTGCGTCAGACTCGGTGACAGCCGTCAAGATCCAGGCCAACACGATCACGGCTAATAAATTCCTTACTGACCAGGGCGTGGATCTCGCTGCGATCGTAAGCGGCGCGCTCAACACCATCATCAGCGCATCGCAGTCATCGCTGATCAATGAACCAGCCGGCACAGACACGATCTTCACACGCGCCACGTCCGCATCGACCGGCGCGAACAGCCGGTACATTCAATACGTCAAGTTCGACGTGTCGATCCGCAGTCGCAACGATTCCACGCCGTCCGGCGGAAGCGGCAGCGCCTACGTCAAGCTGCAGTATTCGACGGACGGCGGAACCAACTGGATCGACTCCGGCGCCAGCGCGTTCTTCAACTACGTGGCCGGTGCGACGACCTATTTCGCTGCCTCCTCCGTTTCCGTGAATGTCGGATTCCTGCCGGTCGGCAGCAACGTGATTTTCCGCCTTTCAATCCGCAACGGCAGCGGCACTGCCGTCACCTCGTCTGGGTTCGACATCCAGTCGTGCGGGTACGACGTTTACCTCGGATTCAGCAAGTAGGCTCCCATGCGAATGTTCATCCTCTGTGGACCTGACGGCGTGGAGCTTGGCGGATTGTCGGCAGTGTCTCCGGACCAGCTTCCGCCAGCGGATGAGGGTCAGCAGTGGATCGAGGTTTCCGGGCACATCCGCAACTGGACGACGGCGCTGGTTGATGGCCAGTGCGTGCCGGTTCCCAAAGAGCCGACGGAATCGGCCCTGCTGGCGGCGTCGAAGAGCCGAGCCCGCGAGACTGTGAACGAGATGCGGGGGGCGCGCGAGTTCTCCTTCTTCACATGGGACGGCTCGACGTTCGACGCCGATGCGAAGTCGCAGGCGAGGCTGCAGGGCGCTTTCCAGCTGGCGAACCTCGCGCTTCTCTCTGGACAGCCGTTTCAAATCGAATGGACGCTTGCGGATAACACCGTGCGCCAGCTGTCGGGGCCGGACATGGTAAGCGTGGGTCACGCGCTGGCGGATCATGTTCTCGCGGCGCACCGGGCAGCAGCCATCCTAAAGGCGCAGATCGACGCGGCCACCACCATCGCCGAAGTCGAAGCCGTTGCGTGGTGACCCATGAATCCGCACACCTACGCCTTCAAGATCCTCTACGCGCTCGACGTTTTCGTGGCGTCCCTGCTGTTTCGCGATGCCGCGATCACCATCAGCAGCTACTGCGGCCTCGCGCTCCGCTACAGCAGGCCCGGCGCTTTCGAGCGCGTGAAGCGCGGCCTAGGCCGATGCCTGAATTTCGTCGCGACAGATCACTGCGAAAAGGCGATCGGCGGCGACGCGCGCCGGGCGCATGAGGCCCTGCGCATCCTCGGATTCACCCACCCAAAGCCCTGAAGGACCGGAAATGGCATCACACCGACCCACGCAGACAGACCATCCCACGAGCAGCGGGGGCGACATGGCGAGGGAAACGCTTCTTTCGTGGGAGCGCGCAGCGGTCCTGATTTCCGTGCTCGGCCTGCTGTTCCAGGTCGGCGCGTGGATCTGGTGGGGCGGCCGGTTGAGTCAGCGCGTGGACATGCTCGAGGCGAGTCAGTCGCAGGAGCTGCAGATGCACACGAACTTCCGCGACGCGAACGCTCGGCAGGACGTCGATATCGCGGTCATCAAGCAGCAGTACAGCGACATCCTCGCTCAGCTGAACCGCATCGCGCAGCACATCGAGCAGCGCCGATGATCCTGACGCGGTGGCACTACGGGCCGGACTGCACTCTCGGGTGGCTCGAGCACGATGGCTTGAAGCTCGCGACCATCGAACGGCCGTGGCTCCCGAACCCGGCAGGCATCGGCGGCGTGCCGAAGCAGTCCTGTATCCCCGACGGCAGTTACGCCGTCGAGAATTTCACCGGAACGCGGTTCACAGAAGTTTTCCGGCTGTCGAGCCCGCTGCTCGGGGTCTACCGCGACCAGCTGCCGCCGGGGCAGGACTGGGGCCGGCATTCGATTCTGATTCACGCCGGCAACTGCGTCACGGATGTCGTCGGCTGCATCGCCGTCGGCCTGCGCCATACCGTCATAGGCGGCTATCCCATGGTGCTGCAGTCCGCCGACGCGCTGCTGGCGCTGCGCGAGGCCCTGCGCACGACGCAGGCCGACGTGCTGACCATCCAACCTTATCGAGGAACGCAGGAGGTATGCCGTGCTTGAAGACATCCTGAAGTGGGCCGGCGCCGGTGATGCCGCCCTCAAGGCCATGGGCCCGGTAATCACGATCCTTTTGGCGTGGATCGGCGGGGGTGCGATCGCCCAGTTCCTGAAATACCCCATTTCGCGTGCGGTTCAGGACGGCGCCGCCTTCGACTGGACCGTTCGCACCGTCGCCGTACTGGCGGCTTTCGGCTTCGCGCATGTCCTGTCCGGCTCCGTCACGACGCCGCTCGAGGTCGTCGCGGCTGTCACCCAGCCCGTCGCCTACTGGGCCAGCCTCCGGGTCATCCGGCGATTCTGGCCGTGGATGGAGGTCTACAGTGCGGTCGGAAGCTGCACGCCCCCTGCGACCGCCTATGCGGCCGCAGAGCAGCGCCGCGCCGACCAGTCAGGCGAGGGCAGCGGGGTATGAGCCTCGACTACATCCGCGCCGGCATCGCCGCCGTCGCTGTCGCCCTCGTGCTGGCTATCGGCTGGGTCGTCCTGTCCTGGCGGGACGATGCCCGCCAGCTGGAGGGCCTGCGCCAGCAGCTGCAGGACGAAAGGGCGGCCAGATCCCTCGAAATCGAACAAGCGGCCACGGCCGGCAGGAACTACCACGATGAACTGGAAACTCTCCGCGCTCGCCCTGCCGTTGGCCCTGTGCGCCTGTGCAGTGCAGCCCCAGCGGCTCCCACGGGCGACGCCGCCAGCAGAGCTGATGATCCCCCCGCCACCGCCGGGGTGGGCCTCCAAGGCACTCAGGGAGGCCGTGACATCGGGCCAGACCTCGACGCCCTAGCGGCCCGGTGCGACGCGCTGACGGCGCAGCTGCGCGCCCTGCAGGGGTGGGAGCGTGCAATTCAGGACGAACCCGCCAGATAGGCGGATGGCCGGGCCGGCGCGCTGCCGGCAGGCTCAGTAAATGAGCCTCTCCGATCTATTCCTGGAATGGGCCTTTCGAGACAGAAAGGCTGTCCAATACTCAAACCGGTGCAGCGGGAAACAAGGCACTTCAAGTGCCTCTAGTCGGGTGCTTCGTATTGGACGACAGAAGGCGATAAAGCCTGCACGTTCAACGCGCTTGCCGAATTGCCCCTAGGTACTGCTGCATCATCGGCGTGTGGTCGGGCGCGCTGATTCCGCTAGGGTTTTTTGCTGCTGTCAATTGACTGTCCAAAACTCGGGCCTTCCACGACCGGCTCTTCCTTGTCGCGAAGGTATCGTACCGTCTGCGCAGCGCCCGAGTGACCGAGCAGCGCGGTGGCGTTCAGGCCCTGCCGTTTCGCCTCGGTTGCAGCCAGCGCGCGCAGGTCGTGCAGGTGCGCATCCTTAACCCCTGCCGCCGTGCAGGCGCTGTCCCACTGCAGTTTCACCGACCGGTAATCCGGGGCCTTCCCGCGGCGGTTGTGGAGGAGCGTCAGGGCGACGATGTTCTGGTGCAGTTTCTTGGCGCGATCCACCGCGTCCTTGAGCTCAGGCGACCACGCGACGGTCAGCTTGCTGCCGGTCTTCTGCTGCTCGAACCGGATGCCTGAGTCGGTCAGATTCGCCCTGCGGATCGCCAGCACGTCGCCGATTCGCTGCCCGGTCAGCCGGCACAAGTCCATGATGACCTGCAGCCTGGGCGCCGCCTGTTCGCGGATGGCGTCGAACTCCTCGCGGGTGATGAGGCGCTTTCGCTTCGCTTCCCTGAACCCCTTGAGGCCGACGGCCGGGTTTTCGTCCACGAGCTGCTGCTCGACGGCGTAGTCGAACACCTGGCGCAGGAGCGAGAGGCAGCGGTTCGCCATGTTCGGCGTTCCGATGAGCGAGGCCTTGAACTGGGCGACGTGTTTCTGCCGCACCTGCTGGGGGCTGAACTCGTAGAAGGCGCGCGAGAGCTTAGTCGCGGCGACTCGGTACTGCTTGGCGGTGCTCTTCGCCACACGCCCGCAGACCGCATCCAGGGCGGTTTCGATCAGTTCCGGCATCGATCCCTTCGGGGCGTCGATCGTGGCCGCGTAGGCGGTCAGAGCGTCCCGCAGGTTGTCTGACAGCCGGGTCCACTTTCCACGGCGCACCAGGTAATAGGCCCCGTGCCGGTGGTAGACCCCGGCCGGCAGGTGGCGGTCCTTTTTGCGGGGCCTGTTCATGCGGACCTCAATTGTGGCTCCCGCCTGGGCGGCTCGCGCAAGTGCTCGAGGTGGGCGCGCAGTACGACCAGCGTCCCGTCCGTCCGGCGCTTGTAGGGGATTCCGAGGTGCTCCAGCTGGCGGACCTGGAAAGCCGGGCGGGTCCGTCCGGTAAGCACCCGAACTTCGTCAGCCGACAGGAACATCAGCGCCTCCGGCCTTCCAGTATTCCTCGCACTTTCCTCCGTCGTAGATCGGCACCTCGCGGAACCACGACTGCCGCTTGCCAGCCGGGGCGAGGTTGCGCCAGCAGGTAGCGCAAAGCCGGGAGTCTCCGCCCTGGCACTTCGTGATGTCGGTCATGTCGCACCCCGCGCACCATCCATAACCGAAAACAATTCGCGCCGCAGCCTTGCTCGAATGCTCTCGATGTGTCGCTGGCATTTCATAATACTCAGCTTTTCGTCCAATGATTCCGCAGCACTGCATTCAGAGCGGAGGATAGACAGTACAACGTCCACCGATTTGATCTTGTGCTCTATTTCGTCCTGTTCGTTCATGTCGCACCCAGCGCGGCGTCGCTTGGCGGCTTCGGGAGCGGCATCCAGTGGGTTGGGTTGCCGCCCAACGGAAGAACCGGATTCTCCGAATCGTGTTCTTCGTACCACCCCTCATCTGCGTAAGCCACGCCATCTTCCTCATTGTAGGTGCCACAGTCCTGATAGTCGTCGTGCATCTCAAGACTATTTGGCAGGTAATAGCAGGCCATGACGCACCGAGATTTGCCGAGTTCATTGACGTAATGGACTATGACCTTCCGCATCTTCGGCGCAGTCTCAATCGGCTGCCATCCCGCATCGGCGCGCAGCTTCGTGACCTCGGCCTGCAATCGCAGGATCTGCTGGGCCATCGCTGGTCCGTCGTATTGGTCGCTCATGTCGCACCCCGCGCGGCGTCGATGGCGGCGTCAACGTGACCCTTTCCCGCGAATGGAAGTCGCGCTGTGATCGTGAACAGCGCATCTCGACCTGCGGTGTCGTGGTCATCACCAGTCAGCCACCGATACCGCTCCGCATCGGCGCGCAGCTTCGTGACCTCGGCGGCGAGAGCGTCGTAGTCTGACGCAAGGACGTATCGCGGCCACTCAAGGAAGTTCTGCCCCTTGTCCTCTGTGAGTACAAGTTCGTGGTCGCGGTTGCGCGTCTGTACGTACCGTTTAATCATTCTTCTTCCCTCCGCCATACGTGACACATGCAGCCACACGCATCGTCGTCTAGGTTGTCATCGGCTGGGTCTATATCGTGCCTCACGATGTAGCACATCCGCGCATCCTCGCTGACGCACGCACATCCGTACGTGCCTGCCGGGCCTTCAGTGTTCGTGGATACACACATGCCGGGATGGCCCCAAGGAAGTTTGCAAGGGAAGTTAATACAGCGTCGTCTCATGGTGCCCACTCATGTTCGGCAATGCGCATGTTTCCGGGGTACTGCAACTGCGTCCATGCTTCAGACGTTTCGGCGGCTGCTTTGCTCGGCCATTTCATCGCGTGATTAGGATTGCTGCACCAGTCTCCTTCCCCGCAGTAGTACAGAGTCGGACCAACCTGATCGTTTGTTTCGATCAGCCATGCGGTTCCAACAAACGAGCGTCCAAGAACGTACTCCAGCATCTGCCGCGCTTCGATGGCCGTCAGCAGGTTCGTGCCGCTACGCGAGTGTGGGTACTTGTTGTCTGTCGCGCACAGGTCGGCGCACACAGTCTGCGGGAGCTTCCACGCAAGAAAGCGGTTTACCAGTTCGTCGATATGATCATTCATGGTGACTATTCCTCTTTGTAATCGGTTGCTACGACGTTCCAACAATCTTCGGGAAAGCCGTGGGCGGCTGCGAAAACCTGATAGGCTTCTCTAGCCGCATCCATTTCGACCGCGTGCATCCTTACAGCGTGAGTGCGCAGGCCCTTAATCGTGCGAAACGTCCGCGTGCAGAAATCGCAGCGATACAGCGCGTCAGGGAACGTCTCGTAGTAGACCTTCATGTCTTGTTTCATGCTCACGGCTTGTCTCCTTCTGCGAGGGCGGCTCTGGCATAGGCAACCGGGCAATCCTCCTCGCAACATTCGTGGTTCAGGTGCTGCGTATCAACAAGCAGGCCCCGCAGCGCATCCTCCAGCCGCTTGACTCGCGCCAGTGCGGCGTTGAATTCTTTGAATTCTTCGATCCACAACGCTTCTTCCCTGATCCACGACGCAACAATGCGTTCGTGGTGCTCACGCTCCTTCACCAGCGCAGCGAGGGCGTCGGCTGCTTCAAGTTCAAGGTTCGTGGGCGGCTCGTCGGATAAAAGACGGCTAATCAGGTCGGTGTGGTCGGTCATGGCTTCCTCTCGCGCAACAGATTCAAAACGTAGATTCCAAGGCCAAAAAGAACGGCAAAGGCCACAAAAAGACCAGCCTCGACAACTTCCTTTGCCAGCCAGAACTTGATGGCTTCGATCATTTAGCCCCCTTGAGCGCGTCGAGTGCGTCAATCGCGTCCTCACCGCCACCCGTTTCCTCGTAGAACTCCACCGCTCGCACCAGCTTCAGCAGTCGGCGGTAATCGGACTCGCGGACGATGCGGACGGCGCTCTCAGTGGAATCTTGTTTCTTGAAGAACGCGCCGATGTAGCCTTTACGGGACCACGCCCTCGGCGCTTTGATCTTGATGGTCACAGCTTCACCCCCCAGATCTTCTTCCGCCCCTGCCAGCACTCGACCCACATGCGCTCGCCATGCGCCACCGCGAGCGTTCCGTGCCGGGCGTCGCACTGCATCTGCAGCGCGACTTCCTCCAGCGAGGGATGCGGGACCAGTTCATCCGGCATATCGAACGCGTCCACGATCATGGCTACAGTCGCAATCAGGATTGCGATGGCGATGATCAGGCCGAGGTAGCTGTAGCGTTGATGGCTCATGCTGCGAACAGATCGGACTGACCCGCTGCCCCCTTCAGGTTTTCGCAGGCCTGTTTCCAATAAGCCTCCTTCAGCTCAACGCCGATAAACTTCCTTCCGGCTTTGAGAGACTGATACCCCTCGCTTCCAATTCCCATAAAGGGCGATAAAACCGTATCGCCGGGGTTTGACCACATCACGAGCGCACGCTCGATAAGGTCTAGTTGCAACGGGCAGAGATGCTTCTCATCCTTTTCGCTTCTTGCGACCTTCACATTCAGGACATTCGTCTGCTTGATGTCCATCCAGACAGGGCTGGCCCATTGCTGCCACTGCTCCACCGGGAACTCTGATGCGTCGTGTGTGATCGGCTCGGCATTCTCTCCGGGCTTTACGAACGTAATCAGGTAGTCAGGCATTCCGCCCCGAGACTTGGCGCTGTCATTTCGAAGCTGCTTGTACAACAGGCCGACATGCTTCGTGCGGGTCATCTCCACAACTGGGCATTTCCAGATCGTTCGGCGGCTGTGCATGATCCAGCCGGCTTCCTGATGGATGCGGATGATGTCGCCGGAGAAGTCCTTGATCCCAACCGCGCCGTCCTTCCATTTCGTCATGGGAAGGTCGCTGCAATGCACCGCAGTCAGCCGGCCAGGCTTGGTAATGCGAAACTTCTCCCGGACCAGATAGGCGTAATGCTCGGCAAACTCGCCGTCGCTGGAGCTATTTCCCATGTCGGCGGCAGAATCGCTGTAAACAAACAGCGAGCTGAAGGGTGGGGAATAAACGCTAAAGTCGATGCAATTATCGGGCAGCTGGCTGGTGACGCTTACGCAGTCGCCGTGATATGCAACCCAAGTATCGCCAGTCTTTTGATTCAGGCAATCCATGACGGAAGGCTTCCTTTGTGGGTGGGGGAATACGCAACACGGCGTGCAGAGTTCCTGCCGCTGTTGCGCTTCATGGCCGCACGCATGGCGACCTTCATGCTGTCGTGATCGTTAGCTTTTCGGTCAATGACGCGAGCGATTGAGTCCTCGCCTTCCGCCACGACCAGATGGACTTGTACTTCCCGCTTTTGGCCGAATCTCCAGAACCGTCGAACGGCCTGATACCAGCTTTCGTAACTAAACGAGCGGCCAACAAACACAGTCCTGGCGCAGTGCTGCCAGTTCAGGCCGAACCCGGCTACTGACGGTTTCGTGACCATTACGCGAGCGTTGCCGACTGCAAACGCTTCAAGGTTTGCTTCTTTGGTTTCCGGCTTCATGCTGCCGCGCACTTCAACCACATCAGGTGCATCGCCCAGTGCAGTAATTATGGCGTCAGCCTCATAGTCGGTATCGCACCAGATAACCCACGGCTCGCCATCGGACAGGGC